GTTTGCAGCTGCAAAAGCAGTATTAGCCATTATTTCTCTTTCTATTTAATGAATGATCAAGCGTATCGCTTAGCTTGTTATTTGCCTAGCTTCTTGCCGAGTGTACGGCGAGTAAACAAAGAGGCACGGTCTTGCAGGTACGTTGCACTGTTCTGATCCAGTTTACGCAACTCTGTTTGGAACTCATCTTTTGACAGAGCTTGCGAACTAGGCAGAGATGCACCACCCTGCTGTACTAAAGGTTGTTGGTTCGGCACGAATCCATTTCCTTGTGCGAATTGAATAACGAGTTTACCGGCAGCATCAATCTGAGCACTGTTACCTGAGTTCATCATTTGCCCGATAACGGAGCGCAGTTCTTGCGGAGCCTTCTCGTTGAATGCAGCAACGCTGGCATTCCAGTTAGCCTCACCACCGGCCATCGTGTGCACAGCACCTACGGCCTTGTCAATGTCTGCTTGGACAGCTTGTACGATGCCTTGGGCAATCGTAATGAGTTGATCAGCATTAGCACCTGCTTTATCTTTGATGTACGCGACATCAAGCAGTTCTGCATCGCCAGTCTGAATAGCCTTGCTGAACACACGGTTCATATCCAGACCCTTACCAGCCGTTTGCATGACTTGAGCCATACTACGGATTACAGGATTCTGGATGTTCGAGATGTTCAAGCTGTTCAGATCATCACCAGACGGAGCTGGAGTAGGTTCTGCAGGAGGTGCACCTGTACCATCAGGCTGCTTACCAAGTGCAGCAGCAAGAGCAGCTACAGCCTTCGTGAAGTCTTCACTAGGTGCAGGAGCCGGAGCTGGGGCAGGAGGTGTAGCAGGAGGCGTCCCACCTGGCAACGTAGGTGCAGGTGGTAGCGTAGGCGGTGTATTGCCGCCTGGGGGTAGTGTCGTATCAGACATTCAGTCTTTAACCTTGTGTTAGAGTGTTCAGTTGTTCCAGTTGAGATGCGGCATCTACTGCTGCACTCATCTGAGCTTGACCTTGTTGGGCTTGTTGAGCAAGCGCAGCTTCTTTGTCAAGCACTTCTTGATCCTTGTACAGTGCTTCTACATCCACCGAACGGCCAGCGAAGATCATATCCATGACCTTCTTGATGTCTACCCGTGGATCAAGTTGTTGCAGTTGTGCCAACGGAGGAACTACAGTAGCAGCCTCCTGTACAGCCATCACGAGATTCTGAACATCTGAGGCACGGCCCAACGCAGGGATACCTGCCATGATGTCTACTTTCATATCTCGCGTGATCACGCTCTCCAACGTACTAGGCTTCACCTCGTACATCAGAATATGTGCCAGAGGAACTTGGATGCTCTCTGCCAGTGAGGAGTACACCCCACCCAGAGCATTCTCAGCCTCCAGAGCTTGTTGACGTAACTCGTACGCCGTGACACGTTCTGCGTCTCGCGTGTTCGCACTGTACATAAATGCACGTGCTAGACGCTGGAACACTTCATTGATTATGTTTTGAACTTGTTCAAGTTTACGGGCGTCACCTGATTCGTGTGCCTGCACTGCAGCTGCATCACCACGCACGTACTGCCCAGTCTCAGCAGAAGCGAGGTCATCTACATCAGTACCGGAACCGTTACTAACGAGATGCACAACACGCATTACTTCGACTGCGTACAGAGCATGTGATTCGCTCAAGTCAGACAAACGGGCAAAACCGCCTGCGTAATCTTCAACCATTCCCCGACCATAGTGTTCCCCTGCGATCAGATTCCATGTAGGAAACTGCCAGGGACACAGATGCTCAGGGTAAGTACTCATTTCCCCTACGGGGATTGTATCTACCTGCTGAGTGATTTCGTACATTACGCCACCTGGCATGAGCTTACGATGCACACGAGTGTACACCTCAACTTGCTGCTCAGGACGGCTGTACTTACCTTTGTTCAGACGCTTCAAAGCATCCTGCACATCCAGAGGCAATGCTTCTACGCACGTGAACTCACGCAAGACTGCATCCAGTAATCGGCCTTTACCATCGCGGCGAACCACGAACGATTGTAAACCATACACTGTGCATGTCTTGAGAGCAGAGTCACGATACAGCGCAGCATTCCCTGAAATGATCAGGTGCTTCAGTAGCATCACGAGCTGATTGTACGAGGCATTCATAAACAAGTTCTGACACGATTCCATCTCTAAACGAGCTAGAGCTGCACTCAGTTCTTCCTTCTTTACACCTGCTTCGCCTGCAGCCTTAATGAACTTGTCAGACGGGTCGATACGATAGAACGGGCGATTAGAGGGGAAGAGAAGCCCAGCGAGTTTACTCGCAAGGTGATTCACTAGCAAAGCTCCAATCTCTTGATAGTCACGCTCAACAATAAGAGCGTTACTTGTACCTCTCGTTTCAGAGAAGTCTGCCATGAGTTGCGGTAGAGTCCAGTGTGCGTATCGTTCACACTTCTCAATCACCGTACTGTCACGCAGCTTCTCAAAGAGGGCTTTATGCGTGACAGGTGCACTCATACGTTAATACCTAAAGCACTGGAAAGACCAGATACCTTTTTGCGCTTCGTCTTCAAATCAGACGTAGCCATCGTTTGTTCAGCAGAACCACCAGCCACAACCGTGCTCAGATTTTGAGCAGATAGGTCAGTAGCGAAATTCTTCTGCATAGCCTCTTGAGCAGCAGCCTGCTCTTTAGCTTGTTGAGCTGCAAGCTCTTGTGCCTTCGTAGCGGCATTCTGAGCCTCTACAGCGGCAGCAGCTTGACGCTTCTTTTCTTCATAGCCCGTAATATCCAGGCCCATCTTAGCACCAGCACCACCACACATCATCGTACCTTTCTGAAGGTGTAACCTACAGTTTCGTAACCCAGACGCTCATGAAGTTCCTTAGTCATCTCTGGAGAGATACCAGTGGTACAACCAGGACGCACTTCAACAGCGCCCTTAGAGAACGCCCAGTTCTCGAATGATTTAATCATGCGGATACCAGACATTCCACCACGCTTGTTCGGAGAGATGTACAGCAGTACGTCATACCCAGCGATGTCATCACTGAACCAGTAATCCTGTACGTACCCTATGTGCATACCATGCACACCTGAGTCATCCTCAGCGACAGTCACTTTGAACCTGTCAGGATTGCTTATTGCGTACACAAGAAAGTCAGTGCCTTTAGAGGCATTCACAGTTACATCACTGAATCCAGACTCTTCATGCATAAGCAAGCACAGTCTAGCAAGTTCAGACATATCTGCTGCAGTAGCATTCCTAATCACGAACTCTACTCTTGATGAATGTAAGGACTTCCTGAGTTCCAAAGTAATGTCTTACTTCAGATTCCGATGTATCATGTCTCAGTACTCTTGTAGGGTAGATACTCTCTAGATAAGCTAACTGAGCTTTCGAGAAGTACACACCCTTCTCTTTAGGTGTATTACTCATTATATCTCCTTGTAAGGGGTAGGAGAGATTAGAAGTCTCACAAGGCTCTTTACTCCTCGCTCTCCCTCCCACTCTCCCCCTACCCCCTCTCTCCAGTATACCCAGCCTTAACAGAAAAAGAACTCTGAATCCAAGACCTTACGAAGATCAAACGATCCTCTCATCGGAGGTTCTCCTATGCCGCCTACTTCCCAAAGGAACTCTCCTAAGAGGTTCCTACCTTCGTACAACTCAACGAACGCACTACGGATGTGCTCATGCATCTTAGGTACATCACAAGCATGTGTACCGAACGAATCATGGATACCTACCATGAACAATCCGTCATCCTTCATACGCTTAGCTGTTAGCGTTAAGTGCGATGCATCCAGTGCGTGCACAAAGTTCGGACTGATTGCGTTCTGCATTTGCAGCGGCTTAGTGCCTTCATTCCATTCCCGTACAGTGATCTCTTTAAGACCACAGGACTTCACATGCAGAATACGCTCATCACAATCTTGGTAGTCATGCTGCACGAGGAACCCTGTAGGAGTACTCCACTGCATACGCTTACCGTTAGGCATGCTCTGAGCAACACTACGTAGCCAGCGCATAGCATTCTCTGCAGCTGGTACAGTGGCAGCAATACCCTGGAACAGTTTCTTTGCAGCGTACGCACAGTACGTGTACGAACGCATGACATCAGGGTACTGTACCCCAGGCATCTCATGCGCTACGTAATCTTCGATGAATTGTGCTGTACCTCGGATTGTAGCTCCATATACGTACGTCATTACCGGCTTCTTAGCCATCCCTCGCGGGATGCCGGTGCTGAGCCACCACCGAGCCATCTCAGCATTCTCCCCAGAGCCCTCGGCATCCTTTGCAATAGCTTGCAAAGCGTTTATGCTTACTCGACTGTAGATGTCCTGCTTCGGTCCGCACTTCGCTTCATCCACCAGATTCACGTACTGTGCACCGATGTTATCACGGAGCATAGCAGAGAAGTGCTGTAGCCCTGAGCACGTAGCATCCATGTGCACGATGATCCCTGATTCATACAGGTGTGGGTTAGGGCTAGAAAGGGCCTGGTTCAGCTCGTACGCGGCGCTGTACATGCACCAAGGGGCATCTGTACCCCACACATCAGGATGGTCCTCAGGGGCCTCTAGCGCACGTTTAATGCTCTCCCAGTTCTGTTCAGTCCACCGTGCACGGTCCTCGAAGCGTTCCTTATCGAAGCCGTACGAGTTCGCAATATGCACCTTCAACCAGAAAATGCCCTCGCGTCCCAATGGCTTTTTAATCTGCGAGTGCAGGACAGCCTTAGCCAGGTCTGATCCTTGAGGGTTAGGGGAGCCTGAGTAGTACCAGCGGCCCCGCTTGTCTACGTACACAGGGAACCAGATAGGCCCATCGTGCTTTGCAGCTACCTTCAGGAACCCACCGATCTCACGTACCCTGCCCTTCCATGACCGGAGGGCTTTATGCCATGAGACGATCTGCATCTTCCAGTGCTTGAACTGCGCTTGCTCAGCTACAGGGGCATCCTCCTTCACCCAGTCCTTCGGGAACGGGCATTCCGGCTTGTCTGGCTGGTTTTTACGAGGGACCCCTAGTACACCCCCACCCGATTCCCAAACACGCTGTATAGCGGCTAGGGTGGGCTTGTGCACGATGAATGCCTGGTCCTGTAGGTAGTTCCCTACCTCGAATACCAGAGGCATCTTTTCAGCTGTGAACTCTTCTCGGATACGGACACGTTCGGACTTGCGAATACCTGCGACATTCAGAAGGGGACTCACTGTCTTTCTACGTGGGCTCAAGTACCCACCAGAGTGCAAGTCTACCCAAGGATCAGGAGGACATAGCATAGCACTGGCTTCCCGATCAATCACAGTCTTCACATCCAAGTCAGTGTACCCTACAAGGAACTCTTTAACTTCAGGGGTAAGCTCGAAGTACACGAGGCGTCCCTTCTCACTAAAGGTGCGGTGCACCTCAATGAGCCCTGCATCTAAGCAAGCCTGGACTCCGAACTTACCGATACTGATTTGCTCAGCTTGAGTAAGTCCAGAATCCATCTCGCCTTTCATCACTCGCTGGTACGCCACGTTGTACACCTTACGGATGTGGTCCTTACTGCGAGTTCCGTTCTCTTTCAACTGTTCCTGAATCTTCTGCATGTACATCGGATTCACAGCCTGGGCTTCCTGAATGCGAACTTCAAGTTCGTACAGTCTACCGATCTCCCCAGCAAGGCGCTGTAGGATAACGGCACGTGTCTCTCGCTCGTCACTCAGTTTATGTATGCATTCACGGATAGCGATAATCGCTGCAATCTCAGCCGGTACTTTACGTAACCAGCCTCTGAACTTCGCACCAATACCGAACACACGTGCATCTTGTGTATCTTGGATACGCTGCTGCACTTCACCGTGAATGCGTGCAATCAACCTAGCTGCGCGGGGAACTTCTAAGTCCCCTGAACGAGAGGCACTCCGAAGTTCTGCCAATCGTTTAGCTGCTGCTGCAGTATCACATTCGATTTCGTACTGTAGCTGCTTATTTCGGAGTTCCTCTATGTTCATGTTAATCCTCTAAGTTAATGCTGAACTCACGTAACACATCCATTCGTAACTCAGCCGCCAACACAGGCTGTACTGCTGAGTACTCACGCATAAGTGTTCTTGCTTGTCCAAAGTTTCCGGTGTGCATTGCTGCGAATACACGATCAGACATCTGATCATGCTCTGTTTGTTTACGCATACTCACCTCAGAGTTTACCGATCCATCGACCGTGTTTATTCAGTACCATTGGAATACACATAGGGCGACCATTCAAGATCACCATGCACCCAATGATAGGCTTCTTCGTGCTGTTCTTTCCGTACGCGAATGCAATACTGTCCTTATCAATCAGACAGCCTGCATAGCCTCCGTAGTACAGATGCGCTGGACTTGCACTGTACTCAACTCCGAAGTTACCGTGAGAATGCCCTACTATCAAATTACAAGCATTGTGTGCAGCGTCAGCTAACACATTCGTGCTTTGGTGTTGGAACTGCACGATACCTAGCGGAGTGCGAATTCGCCATGAGTACGCCCAAGACCATTCTCTTGCACCGTGCTCTGGGAATACAATCTCCCTGTACCGTTTGATTAGCTGTACTGGGATACCGTGTGCTTTAGCTCTCCGGTACACCATACTGCCGTGATTGCTATGACATAGCAGCAGCTGCGGGAACATCTTATGCAGCTCTCGCAGAAGTACCTTACCCATTTCAAGCTCTGTGCCAGCACTCTCTAGATTCGGGTCTGAATCGTGGAAGCTCATAGCATGGTAATCAAGTTCGTCTCCGAGATTAACTACCAAGTCGATAGGGAAGGCTTTACGTACTGCGTCTAAGAACAACAGTGCATCTTTGTGCTGGTACGGCGCGTGAATGTCTGGGATCACCAGAATACACTTCGCTACCTCAGGGATGAATTCGTAATCCCCGATGTCATCATCAGGTTGAGGTTGCAGGAACTCACGCTCTTTGTACAGAGCGCGATCTGCGGTAGCTAACTTTCCATTGTGTTCAATGAATATCTTACGCCAGTACTGTGCAGTGGTTCGTGATACACGTCCTCTGCCAAACTCAGAGTACACTGCAGCGGCTTCTGTGTCGCTGGTGTTTGTAGAGAGGATCGTGATGTGTTCCTCCCTAGTCCACCTACGCATCATACTTCCGCGCATTATTTCTTCTTCTTAGGCTTTGACTTCTTAGCTTGACTCATCGCAATAGCGATAGCCTGTTTCTGAGGTTTGACAGCATGCATCTCTGTTCGGATGTTAGCAGCAATACCCTCTTTGGTCTTAGCCTTCTTACCTTTTAGCAGTGGCATTACTTTCTCCTCAAGGCCATTTTAGCCTTCATTAAAGCACGCTTCTCACGGAGCTTAGCGTTCCGTTCATCGCGTTTCTCATCAGGTGTCTTGTGCGTGGGGTACATGAACCCAGTGCCTTCAGACTCCAAGTACTTCACAACACTTTTTAAGTACGCGATGATGTCCTCGTACTTACTCGTTTTCGCACCCCATCTAGCAGCAGCATTAGCAATCTTGCCTTCAGCTGCATTGCATGACCGATGCAGTACGCCACGTATCTCACCTGTATCATGATCGTGGTCAATTACACCCTCTCCTTTGATACTCGTGTCAATAGGCTTACTGCATAGTGGGCACAAACCTTCCTGCACTTCTTTGAGATGACGGAGCATCCAGCTCCGCATCATGCTACGTTGTAGCTTCCTGAGCTGCTTCGCTGTACCATTCTCTTCCTGCACAGTCATTGATGAACTCTCTGTTCTCGTTTGTTAAGGATAGTTCCTGCAGGTACTGGTAGAACGAATCCCCAGGCCAACGCAGTAACCACAGTAGGTAGCCTTCCGGCAATGGGTTCTGGTTAATGCTACGGTACGCATCCAGCACGTAGTTCGCAGCCTCGTGCGAATCCTTGAACGTACTCAGTGCATTGTGTGCAGCATTAGGACCGCAGAGTTTACCGTTCAAGGTAAGGATACCTTTCACGTTATCTGCGGAATCTCCCATCAACATCTGTGTCCAGAAGAACAAAGGCCCACGACCAATGCACTTCGCTACACCAGACTCTGTGTACTTCATCTGAATCCAACCATGCGGTTCAGATGGTTCCAGTATACCCTTATCCTTACGCCAGTACGGGTACGGAGTCATCATGAGGTCCTTATCATCAGACCAGATAATGCCGTGCTCTTTCAACCTGTGCGCGTCATGCATCATAGCGTCATCAGCCTCGATGTCGTAATGCAGGTGCACCGTGAACTCTGGCAACCAGTTCTCCCTGTACGCCATAGCTTGTCGCAATGGTTCCAGCAGGGCAGGCTTGTCCTTACCATTGCGATTGCCTTGGTAAGGCTTCACAGCCCGTACATTGAACCGCCCAGCCTTCAGTGAGTTATGTGCAGTCAGGTGCACTCGGCAGTCCTCAGCTTTCGTGAGGAACATCTGCGTGAGCACTGCCTGCTGCACATGCCGCACTGCGGTGTCCAGACGTTTCACTGTAGCAGCGGCCACGTACAGAGGACCATCACCATCTAGGATCAGGGTCCGGCCTTGTACGCAGCCGTTGAACTGGTCAGGGAGAGCACTCAGGTCTATCCCTTTGACTAGCATTACTGGGGTAGAGCAGGCATGACCGGCATGGCAGGCATGACGGGTACTGCTGGAGCAGCAGGAGCAGCCGGAACTGCAGGACCTTCAGGAACGGGGTTTGCAGGGGCTACAGCAGGCGCAGGCATCGCAGGGGTACTCACGGTATTCGGAGCAGCTTCTGCGGCCACAGCAAGCGAAGGAAGGGCTCCTTTGAGCACTTGCTCCAGCGGGGAACCTGCAAAGTCCATAGCAGCCAGGATAGTCTCCTGAGTACGGTTCTTGCTCTTGCCGTCATCCCATGTACCTTCAATGTACAGTGAGTCCCAGGCTTCCTTGGTCGGATGATCCCACAGGAACAGCTTCAGGTCTTCATCACGGGCAGCAGGGATCGGGTACGGTTGCTTCGTAACCGGATCAAGCGGTGGCAGGAAACCATCGAGGTCCACCTTGTGCGAGACTTTGTTCTCTTTGTTCTTCACGTGCTCAATTTTCACGAGGAAGGCTTGACCCAGGAACTGAGCGAAGTGCTTCGCAGTACCTTGCCAGTTCAGAGACTTGAACAGCTTGAACGCCTTAGCCTTCTCGTTCCGCGAGATAGCGAAGCTGTACGGACGGATGACGTACGGAGTACCGTCTTCGTTCTGATAGCCTTCACCGTACAGTGCGAACGCCAGTTGAACCTCCAGAGCCGGGTCTTTGGCTTTGCCGTTGTACTCCTGGGGCTGCATACCGAGTTCAATGTACTCGACAACACGACCGAATGCGTACCCAGCAGGCAGCAGACGACCACCACCCTTTTGAGCTTCATTCATATCTACCGCTGTCTCAGCAGCAGCATTAGCTTGCGATAGCAGTTGTTCTAACTTGGACATATTAAACTCCCATGAGTGATTTCAGGTTCTTCATGACTTCGCTGGCCTTATGACCCTCGACATCGTGCTGCTTGATCTGTGCTTCAAGATCAATGATGAGCTGTTCTTTGCGGACAGCTTCTTCAGCATTGTGCTGGCACACTTGGTTCAGCTGCTGCATGATCTTATCGAAGTTCACAACTTCGTTAACGGTCTTTGGTTTTGGATTAAACATGGTATCTCCTCAGAGGGCAGCGCCCAGTACACAAATAACAAACAGGAAACCAACGATAGCGAAGACGATCTTCTCAGTAGTTGTAATGCTTTCCTGGAACTCTGCTTTCTTCAGTAGAAAGCTGAAACATGCGCTGATAAGAATGCATGCGTAGAACACAGCATTCAGCATCAGGATCACTTCATCATACGTCATGGAACTTCTCCTTCTCGTACATTGACGGACCGTACTCCACCTCTGCTGGGAACGGTACACCTAGATCATACCCGTAGTTCTTAAAGAACTCTGGTAATGATTCCATCAGTTGTTTAACTGTACGGCACACTTCGTGCAGTACGTCTTTGTGACAGTCCAAGTACAAAGCATCGTGCACTTGATTGATGATGTAACACTTTCCTTCGAAGAAGTTCTTGCTCAGCAGCCAACGCACTACTAGCCCAGCAATACCCTGCACAAAGAATCCGGATTCGCCCTGGATCGGGTAATTCCGAATCTGTGTAGGCTTGAACTCCATGATCTCATGTCGTTGCCCATCAACCCACTTCACCTTGTTGTGCTCACGGAACTCGTAGCACGTACCACCTGGAGCTTGCCACACACCTTTACGGTACACACGCCAGCCACCAGTCTCTGTCTGCTCACGATGCAACGTGGTATGTTCTTCCACGTACTTCGTGATGACGTTCTCGTAGTACGACTCCACCTCAGGGAACAGTTTCTTTTCAGCGTCAATGAATGCTTGGGCCTCATCAACTGTACAACCCGTAGCGAATGCAATTCCAGGTGCTGTTGCACCGTATTGATACGCGAACGCTTTTGGTTTGATGTCCGTACGCATCTTCTTATACTGCTTGTGCTGAGGATCAGTATCATCCTTGCACTTACGCAGTACATCCTCGTACGGTTCACCCAAGGCTTGAGACAATCGCATACAGTGCATGTCGATGCCTTCAAGAAGTGCCTTCACTAGGTTCTTATCCTTACTGAATGCAGCGAGAGTAACAACCTCAAGGGCAGAGTAGTCAGCTTCGATGATAGCGCCATCAGCACCGAACCGTGAGGTGAACATCTTCTTCACATTCGATGTGTCGCCACGTGGAATATTCTGCATGTTCGGACGGTTCGATGACAGGCGACCTGTCACTGTGCTCGTACTGTTCAGGATGTGATGCACAATGTTCTCGGGAGTCAGGTACTGCAACATACCGGACTGCTTAATCACATTGCCTTCCTCATCCTTGTCTTCCCGTAGGTAGTACGTTCCTACGTCTTTGTCGATCTTAGCGAACTCCAGCAGAATCTGCAGAAGTGCACGAACTGGCTCAGAGAGTTCTGTCCGCTTTGAGAGCATCTCTATACAATCTTTACCAGTGCTGTACACAGGTGAATCATCTTGCAGTGTACGCTTACCTGAGAACTCCTTAATGAACGAGGCTTTAATATCGTTCGGCAAGAGGTTCAGATCAACTACAGGACCACACAGGAAAATGCGTTCGTACCATTTCAGTTTAGGCTCTTCGGAGTCTTCTCTGAACACACGTGGTAGGCCTTTGTTCTTTCCTGCTGTGGCTTTGATAATAGGTCCGTGGTCAGACACAAGGCGGACCTGATCTTCTTTATCAAGGCTAACTCCTGTCTCTGCAGGAATTCTGAAACCATCCTCGAACTTCCAGTAATCGACTTTTTCATACTTAGGAGTCCCATCATCGTTTAACCACACATCACGCACTTTGTACTTGATAGGGCCACCGAACAGCCACGCACTCATGTGGTAGTCAGAACTATCTTTGAACTGTACGTACTCTGGAATGTGCTGGCGGTACTTGCTGAACTCAACTCGAATTTCATCAAGCCGTTTGTTCTGTTCCTCCAGCTGAGCGAACGCAACCTCACGGTCTACGTACAACCCTGCATCCATAGCGAAGATGTTGTACAGCATCCCCTCCATACGGCACAGCGCCATGTCCCACATACCACGTTGTACGAGCAGCTCGTACACTCCGTAGAACACCTTACGTGTGTTCTCGATGTCGCCATTAGGACCTGCCAGGTATTCGATCAGTAGGTCTTTGTCAATCTCGGAAGTGAGATGACCCTGCTCCCACAGAATCTTGATACCATCGACCTTATGTGTACCACCGTACATCGGAGCTACAACATCAAGTGCAGGGTACGTGTCCTGCTGATTGCTCAGCAAATAATGTGCGTACGCTGTACAGAAGATACGACCACCACGTTTCAAGAAACGCACGATCTCTTCACGCTGTGTTACGAGTGCCCAGTCCAAGTCGAACGGAGCATTGTGAGCCACCAGGAGCCAGCAGTCATCTGGGATGTGCAGCCAGTCTTCCCGTTCTGTATGGTACGTGTACTGCACAGCACCATCGTACGGGTTATGGTCAACAGCCCAACCACACGCTACTACGTAGTTCTCTGGGTTACGGGGAGACGCAAGCGCACCGTAGTACGTTTTATTCTGCGTCTCCAAATCGAAGAACATGATACTAGGCATTGTACACCTTGATCTTCACAAGTGTCTGCTTGTACTTATTCACGAGAACGTACCCGCACTCTTCAATCAAGTCTAGCTCTATAAGGGCCTTGACGCGACCACATACAGAGCTGAGCTTCATGTCGCACATATAACCAAGCTCCTCCCGTGTGAGAGGTCCTTTATGATGCAGTGCGTGCAGGATACGGTGCTGCATTGGCTGGAGCTTACGCCCAGCCTGCAGCTCATGAAATGCTTCTAAACTTCCTTCGTGCATGAGTCCTCCTTATCGGATGTTGGGCTGAGCAGTTGCTCAGCGTACTTCATGATACGCCAGAAGAATCTTTCAATAGACGGTGCTATAAGCCTTGCGTCTACAACTCCCTCTTCAAGCGCGATTTCCACAATCTCATTTCGGTTCATTCAAACAACATCCCTTCTAGACACTATACCAAGTTTACTCTTAGCTGAGATAACAGCAGCTTTAGCTTCCTCCAATGAAGAGAACCTGCCGACATGGTGTATCTTACCTAGATGTCTGAAGCGAGCATAGAACTTGTTTCTAGACGCATCATAAGATACATTATTCACACCTGTCTTATTAGTTCGGACTAACCTATACGTAGCTAAAGATTCGTTCATCTGTTTTGTTACTAACTGTAGATTCTCTATACGATCATCCCCAGCTATACCATTCAAATGATCTACGCACATACCACCTGGAATTGGACCGTTAAACATTTCCCAGACTATACGATGTCGTTCATACCTACGCTTGTTTAGAACAACGCCAACATAACCTTTATTTATAGTTCCAACAATGTCACCAACACGTACTCTGTTGCTAGGTCTTTCTTTCCATAAGAGGATTCCATTACTATAGTAGAACCACCTATGATAATCAGGATTTAGCTTCACGCATACGTCCCCATACCGGATGTCGGTATCCTCCCTGACGATCACGTTCCATTGCAGTGCATTCACACCACTGGCCCACAAACTCTTCAGGATGGTTCCACATGCGTGTCCCTAGTTCATGCGGAATACCGTGCGGCTTAGCCACGCTACCATCCTCGCACTGCACATTGACAGAACCTGCTCGGTTATGTGGCGTGCCGTCTTCAGCGATAGCCTGGTTAATACCTGTAATAACACCATCGAAGTCTAGCTCAGGCTTGAGCTTCAACCAATCTTTAGTGCGCTTACCTCGTTGATACAGGTGCTGGGCAGTCTTGATCATCAAACCCTCTTTACCAGCATCCCGTGCGCGTGCGTACGCTTCGTGCACCTGATCCTCGTCCACACAGTACGTGTGCTGCAGTACGTACATAGGGATACCGTATGACAATGCTTTGTAAGCGATGTCAGTAATGCGGTGTTTACGTTCGATGTACGGGGTACGGTAGAACGCCCACTCTGGATCAGGTACGTCATACAGATTGAACTGCACATCAGCATTCGCTAGGTCTTCTGGAAGTCCTTTGCTACTCCGTACCCAACGGTACGAGTCGTTGAAGTTTGCATTAACCTCGAAGCCTAGATCAAGCTCACGCACCTGCATGGCTTTCATCAGGTCAAACATCTGCCATGAGTATACCAGTAGATTATGCAGAGGCTTCCCAGCGTAGCTCACGAATTGAACGTGCGGTACGTCAGCATCCACGATCTTAGCGTGTACCCTGATCTCGTCAATCTTATATTCTGCTAGTACAGGGTACTGCACCTTATGGCGGTAGTCTTCCCACACATGCCCTTTCTGTAGTTCTGGCATTACACAGTCCCCATGTCCCAAGAGTTTCGAGTAGGATCAAAGTACATCTGCACTTGGTTCTGTGCAGTACACCCTGATCGGCCTAATTTGTTCTTCGGTGTGCTCAATCCACGTAGCTTAGCAGCCTCTGGATTGTTCAGTGCACCCATCATCAAGCACAAGTCCAGTGTTGTCTGGATACCTGTCTTACTATTCTGCATAGCAGACAACGGAGGGTACAGCATATCGAAACCTTCTGCAGATACCTGCACTGTTCCGATATGTGCGAAGTCTTGAATGACTGTCATCTCTCGGATGCTATTCCACACATCCTCAAGCTGGCTAATGTCGTTCATTCCTCCTTTGTTCGTCATGCTACGGATACGCCCAGTCATGTCAGTAATAACCATGTACGGGTTATGCCGACCAATGAGGTCTTCAACCTGTGCAAGGTTCTTGCCATGAATGTTCGCTACACGAATAGCATCACGCTTATGCAGCACAGCAGCATACCGATCCAGCAGAGTACCTTCCTCGTTGAACTTCTGCAGTTCATCCATAGTGCACTGTAGAACAGTCTGGTACATACGAACCGTAATGCGTTCCTGCGTGCCTTCGTTCACGAGGTACAGTAAAGGTCTGCCTGGATGCAGTTCATGCGCTTGCTTCGCAAAGCCAGCAGCTAGGTAGCACAGCAGCGAAGTCTTGCCCTGATCTGTTGGCGCAGCGACTGCGATATTGATACCTGGGCGCACACCTTTGAGCCTGTTCTCCAGCACGGGGAACATGCTCCACTGTAGCCCACCTTCATCATTCTCCATCGCCAGGTACTTGCCAATGTCAGCATCAGCCCATGAAGCCTTGCCACCTTCAGCAATACTCCGGCGTGTCTGCGAAGCCATGTTCTGCAACTCGAATGATAGTTCAACTTCTTCTCCTGAGTTGTACCGTGCAATCACAGCACCAGCACGACCAGCTAGATCAAGTTCCTGTAACTGTGCGAGAATACCTTGTAGTGACTCTGCTGCTACTGGTACTTGTAGTTGTTGGACTAGATGTAGAGTCAGTGCAATCTGCTCTTGCCCTTGTCCACCTGAACGTAGCTTCACAAGTTCCGCAAGTTCATGCAGATCAATGTTCTCTCGATCAGGAAAGGTACTGAAGTACATACTGAACCACGCCAGCATAGCTTGCGTGTCTGCACTTACCATGTCGTTAGGTACTGCGCTACGAAGCGAGATGAACCGCTTACGATTGCTCAGTGCCTTTAAGATTAGAATGTCTATGATGCCCTCCATGAATTAAAGAACTCTTTAGTATGCTCGATCATCTTCATCAAGCGCCAGTGCTGCATCTGTGAGAACATCTCACGCAGCATTTGCTTGTGCCAGTCCATGTTGTACATGCTCCCGTATATGTTCAAGCGTCATGTCTTTTGGGTCAAGGCCAGGAGGTGCACAGTACAGCACACACTTCGGACCGAACACAGACAGACGTTGTGCGTTCACCTTCGCACCATCATACCCAGCTTTATCCCCATCGTAGAAGAACAGCACATCATGGTACTGAATGAGCTCCAGCATAAGTTCACGATGCATCCGTGTTCCGAGTGAGCAGTACACACCAGGCATTCCTGGCCCTTTCACTGCGTGTATCACTTTGAAGTACGAGAACGGGTCCTCAACGACTATAGCTAAGCCCTTCATAAAGGCTTCTGTACCCATGTAACGCACGTTGTTGTACGAGAGCCACTTCTCACGAGCTGCCCCTGAGATGTCTCTCCCGAGCCACTGGGGTGCACCTACATCACAGTTCGTATTCAGCAGCAGTCGCTTCCTGGACTTGCTGTACATGAGCTGTGTGAGGTTCGGGAGGTACTTGAAGTCCATGCCTTTGTTAGCGAGGAATGCGCCTATCGCATTCTCCAGTACCAAATCACCTAGCACAGGACGCATATCCTGAGGCAAGGTGAGGTCGGAGCGAGTCCTTTCAGGGCTGTACCCATCCTCAAGGCGAACGTGCTCCTTGAGCTTCACAGAGCCCTGCTTGCATGCTTGACAGTAGCACCAGTACTTGTCCACCTCATGACCTATCACAAGGTTTGGTCTGCGTTCCCGCTTGTGGTACACCCGCGTCTTCATACCCACCGAAAGGCGCTTAGCCTGTGGTAGCCACTCCTCGTTCGGAATCATCGCCAATCCCTCTCACGTGTACCTCGTTCCTGCCTCATGTTCTGAGGTGTAGTGATGTACTGCTGTTGCAGATTCTTCGAGGCATTGTAATCCCACATACCCTCGCTAGGGCTACGGTACTCGTTCTGAGTCTGCACAGCGAAGCCTGTGCTGTCGTACACAGTGGTGAGCCCGTTGTACGTTTCTGCCCTGCCCTGCGGCACCCCGTTGCTACCAGTGAAGTACTGTGTTTGAGCAGGAGCTAGAGTGCCACAGCTGAATAAAGCTAAAGATGCTGCAGCGATTATAATTTTACGCACGGTTCAGCTCCCTATCAGCGGCAATGACG